CTTACATCTTTCATGTGTGAAGCGGCACAACTTCCCGCTTCCACTATGGCAACAATAATTGTTCCCTTTAGAGGTAGACAATTAAAGATGGCAGGGGATCGTACATTTGAAACATGGACACCCTCTATCATTAATGACACAGACTTTAATGTTCGTGACGCAATGGAACGTTGGATGAACGGTATGAATGCACACAGCACTAATACTGGTTTAACCAATCCTGTTGATTACGAAGCAGACCTTGTTGTTGAACAACTTGACAAAGATGGTTCTACATTAAAGACTTATAACTTTAGAGGCTGTTTCCCTACTAACGTTTCTCCAATCGATCTGAACTATGCTTCAGAAAATGAGATTGAGAAGTTTACGGTAGAGTTCCAAATGCAATATTGGGAAGCCGCAACCACTTCTTAAACGGAGTATAAATAAAGAACAAGAGGGGCTGTGATGGCCCCTCTACCTCCACAACACTAGGAATTACAATGGCAGACGATTCTATTAAATTATTTGGTTTTGAAATCAAACGTTCTAAGAAGAAGCAAGATGAAAAGCTTACTTCTATTGTTCCACCTGTTGATCAGGATGGTGCTGGTTATGTTACTTCGGCTGGTGCTCACTATGGCACTTATGTTAATATTGGTGGTGAAGACCACGCTAAAGATAACTTACAGAATATTCAACAATATCGTGCAGTTGCTACTCACCCTGAGGTTGATGCGGCGATAGAAGATATTGTGAACGAAAGCGTTATATCAAGCGAGAGTGAGAGTTCAGTAAATCTAATATTAGATAATGTTGAAGGTCTCAGTGACTCACTTAAGAAACAAATCACTGAAGAGTTTGACACTATCGTATCTATGTTAAACTTTAATGATTTAGGTCATGATATGTTTAGACGTTGGTATGTCGATGGTCGTATATACCACCACTTAGTTGTAGATGAGAAGAACTTAAAGGCTGGTATTCAAGAAATAAGACCAATCGATTCTTCTAAGATCCGCAAAGTAAAAGAAGTTAAGAAGAAAAAAGATGTAGTAACAGGTGCTAGTCTAGTAGACTCAATTAATGAGTTCTATATTTACCAAGAGAAACCGGGGTCACAAACCTCTGGTGTCAAACTATCTAATGACTCAGTTTCTTATGTAACATCAGGTCTTTTGGATGCCACTCGTAAGCGTGTAGTTTCTCACTTACACAAAGCACTAAAGCCAATCAATCAGTTGCGTATGATGGAAGACTCTCTAGTTATTTACAGACTAGCCAGAGCACCCGAAAGACGTATATTCTATATTGATGTAGGTAACTTACCAAGAGGTAAAGCCGAAACATATATGAAAGATATTATGGCTCGTTACCGTAATAAACTTGTATATGATGCAGACACTGGTAAGATCAGAGATGATCGTAAGCATATGTCAATGCTTGAAGACTTCTGGCTACCTCGCCGTGAAGGTGGTAGAGGTACAGAGATATCAACACTCCCCGGCGGTGAGAACCTTGGACAGATTGATGATATCATATACTTCCAGAAGCGTTTGTATAGATCATTAAACGTTCCAGTTAGTAGACTTGAGCAAGAGACGCAGTTCTCTTTAGGTAGATCCACAGAGATCTCTAGAGATGAAGTTAAGTTTCAGAAGTTTATTGACAGACTACGTAATAGATTTGGTATGCTTTTCACAGAAGTTCTGAAGAAGCAACTAATCATGAAGGGTCTTATCACTGAAGATGATTGGAACAACTGGAAAAACGATATTACAGTTGACTATATAAGAGACAATCATTTCACAGAACTTAAAGATGCAGAGTTATTAGCAAATAGATTACAACAACTAGATCAAGTACAACAGTATGTCGGAGAGTTCTTCTCTAAAGAATACGTGCTTAAGAATGTATTAATGCTTGATGATGATGGTATAAAGCAAATGAAAGATCAGATTACTAAAGAAAAAGAATCTGGCGAAATTGAAACCGATGATGAGGAAGAACAACAATGAGTATAGATCAACCACTTGAACAGCCAGAAATGAGTCAAGATGCTAAAATGAATAGCTTTATTCAGAATGTAGTAGACGATGACTTTTCTAAAGCGGCACCTACATTCCACGAATTGCTACAAGCAAAGATGGATGATGCGTTAGATCAAGAAAAGATTGCTGTTGCGGCTCAGATGTTTAATGGCGCAGAAGAAGAATTAGATGATGATGATCCTTCTGAAGAAGATATCGATGCGGCTATAGATGAGTTAGACGATGAAGATGACGATGATACTGAAGAAGAAGACGAAACAGAAGAATAATTATATCATGTCAAAAATCTTTTTAGTATAAATAAAGGTAATAATATGACAAAAACGTTTAGAAATATAAGGGAACTTGCTGGTAGGAAACCTTCTGGTAAAACAATCTTAGATACTAAGATTGATCGTATTCCAGTGAAGATTACAAAAGAGAAGAACGGTTTTGTTGTGTATATAGATGGTGACAGACTCGATGACTATAAGTCTCAGAAAGAAGCTGAGAAAATGGCTAAAGAATTTGTTAAACAATATAAAGGTTAATTAGATGAAGCTGATCACAGAATACACTGAAACAGATGTTCAGTGCATAGTAGAGAAAAAAGAAGATGGCACAAAATCCCATGTGATTGAAGGCGTCTTCATGCAAGCTGAATCAAAGAATAGAAACGGACGCATATATCCAAAGCCTATAATGGAAAAGGCAGTTGGTAAATATGTGGACGAACAGGTTTCCAAGAACAGAGCGGTTGGTGAGTTAAATCACCCTGATGGACCCACTGTTAACTTGGATAAAGTATCCCACAAAATCACAGAACTTTCTTGGAAGGGAAATGATGTTGTGGGTAAGGCACAAATACTGGATACTCCAATGGGTAATATCGTAAAAGGTTTACTTGAGGGCGGCGTTCAACTAGGTGTGTCAACTCGTGGTATGGGTAGCCTTGAGCAACGTAACGGAACTATGTACGTCAAAGATGATTTTATGCTTAATACGGTTGATATCGTACAAGATCCATCTGCACCAAATGCTTTTGTTAATGGGATAATGGAAGGTGTAGAGTGGGTTTGGAATAATGGCATCATTGAAGCTCAAGAAATTGAAAGAATAGAGACTGAAATAAAAAATGCTCCACGTGCGGATCTTTATGAGACGCAAGTGCGTGAGTACAAGAATTTCCTCTCGTTATTGAAACAAACATGATTAAGGAGTCTAACATGGCTGATCAAATCGAAGAACAGGATGTAGAACTTCTAGACGAGTCGGAAACCGATCTTGTAGAGAAAGAAGCTCACGATCCTAAGAATGCTGAAGCCCAATCAGTAGCATCTGTTGATGCCGCTGAGAAAAAAGGCCCGGTCGCTAAGAAGCGTAAGGGTGATAAGGGAACAAGCGAACCAATGCAAAAAGGCGATGCTGGCGCAATGAAAGCCGAGTCTGTCGATATCGATGGAGATTTTAGTGAAGACTTGAATGCTCTCGTTGAATCTGAAGCTACACTCAGTGATGAGTTTAAAGCTAAAACAGCAATCATCTTTGAAGCGGCGGTTAAATCCAAAATCTCAACAGAGATCAATCGTTTAGAAACAGAATATGCCGATCAGTTGGCAGAAGAAGTTTCTGAAACTAAAAACGATCTCGTAGAGAAAGTGGACAGCTACCTAAACTATGTGGTTGAACAGTGGATGGACGATAACAAACTAGCAATACAATCTGGACTACGTTCAGAAATTGCTGAAGGCTTTATGGATAAGTTGAAAGACTTGTTTGTAGAATCTTATGTTGAAGTCCCTGAGTCCAAAGTTGACCTAGTAGACGAACTTGCAACTGCAAACGAAGAACTAGAAGAGCAGTATAACGAAGCAGTTGCTAAAGCTATGACAATCTCAGAAGAGTTAGAAACATACAAGCGTGAAGCGATTATTCGTGAAGCGTCCAAAGATCTAGCAGAAACTCAGGTTGAAAAGCTTGCCAAACTAGCAGAATCTGTTGATTTTGAATCAGAAGAGTCTTTCACTAATAAAGTGGCAACTCTGAAAGAATCATATTTCTCACAGAAAACTGCAACATCTATTATCGCAGAAGAAACAGAAGATGATACAGCGGATGACACTGTAGAAACTTCAGCGGCAATGGAAAGTTACCTAAACGCAATAAGAAAAACAACTAAGTAAGTTAAGGAGATCCAATTATGGAAACTTATGATCGTCTCGTAGAGAAGTGGTCACCAGTATTGAACGAAGAGTCAGCGGGTTCTATTACCGATGCTCACAAGCGTTCTGTTACGGCGGCTGTTCTAGAGAACACTGAGAAAGCCCTGCAAGAGCAAGGTTTACAAGAAGTAGCGGCTAACGCCGCTGGTGCTGGTACTGCCGCAACAGGTGCGGCTGACAACTGGAACCCAATTCTGATTTCACTCGTCAGACGTGCGATGCCAAACATGATGGCATATGACGTTGCTGGTGTTCAGCCAATGTCAGGTCCAACAGGCTTGATCTTCGCAATGAAGTCAAACTACAAAACAACTAAAGCTGGCGTATCTGTCGGTGATGAGGCACTATTCAACGAAGCGGCAGTAGGCTTCTCTGGTGACTCAGCAACAACTGCTAACGGTTCACCTTCAGGTCTTGCTGGTGTAACTGATACAGATGGCGGCGGTTCTATCGTTGACTCTGGTTCAGCAAATGCACCTTACACTGGTGACGCATATACTACAGCGGAAGCTGAAGGTTTAGGCGTATCTGGTAGTGAAGCATTCTCAGAAATGGGCTTCAGCATTGAAAAAGCAACAGTGACCGCAAAGTCACGTGCTTTGAAAGCTGAGTACACTCTAGAATTAGCACAGGACTTGAAAGCAATTCATGGTCTTGACGCTGAAACAGAGTTAGCCAACATTCTGTCAACTGAGATCCTTGCGGAAATTAACCGTGAAGTTATCCGTACAATCAACAGCCAAGCCAAAATCGGCGCACGTCAAGCTAACGTTACTGTAAAAGGTATCTTTGACTTGTCAAGCGATGCTGATGGTCGTTGGAGTGCTGAGAAGTTCAAAGGTCTAGGCGTACAGCTTGATCGTGAAGCCAACGTGATTGCAAAAGAAACACGAAGAGGAAAAGGTAACTTTATTATCTGTTCTTCAGACGTAGCTTCTGCACTTGCCGCTTCTGGTATGTTGGATTATGCTCCAGCATTGTCAACAAACTTAAATGTTGATGACACAGGTAACACTTTCGCTGGTGTGTTGAATGGTCGTATTCGGGTATATATTGACCCATATGCAACTTCCGACTACATCAACGTAGGCTATAAAGGTTCTAACCCATATGACGCTGGTGTATTCTATTGCCCATATGTACCTTTAACAATGGTTCGTGCCGTAGGTGAGAACGACTTCCAGCCACGTATCGGGTTCAAAACTCGTTATGGCATGGCGTCTAACCCATTCGTAGGTGCTTCACCCGCTGATGGTCTTGCGACTGCACGTACTAACCAGTACTACAGAATCTTCCGTGTAGACAACATTCTCACATAGATTTAAATATAAAAAAGGGGGGGATTAAACCCCCCCGCAACTAGCGCATCGTCTGGCCTGATGGTGCGCTTTTTTTATGCAAACCCTTTACTTTGCAAAATGCTCAGTGGTGCTGATTCTAGACCTTCACCATTACGAGCTTCGACATATTCTTCAACTGTAAAGTTATTGATAAGGAATTTTTTGAATGCGCCCATTTTGATAGGACTTCCTCTATACTTAAAACGAGCAATGAAGAGATCAACACCACGTCCAACCATAGTAGGGTG